CGAGGAACACAGCCGACTGAATTTCGTGATATCAAAGCAGATTTGGAGGTCAAAATGGTAAAACCTATTATTGGACCAGGTAAGGTTCATCATGGGTTTCAAGATAGTGTGGTCGCATTGTGGGAAGATATATCAAATCATCTAAGAGAAATTTATAATAGACAGCAAAATATTTGGTGTACTGGGCACAGCCTTGGCGCAGCAATGACCGTCATTATGGCTAATGTTCTTCAATGCGATGAAACTCTTCCTAATGTAGAAGAAGTTTATACATATGGTTGCCCAAAGCCAGGTAATGCTGAATATGTAAACGCATTTACGTTTGCTCATCATCGGTGGGTCAATAGTGCTGATATTGTCACCCGAGTTCCACCGTGGCCATATAAACATAAAGGAACACTTCATTATATGAATCACTGGGGCAATGTCCGTGACATGTCTACCATTCAAATGATTAAAGACAGATTTCGTGGGTTCATTAAAGGTTTAAAGATGAAGAACATAAACTATTTTGCTAATCACAGTATAAGTAGATATACCGAAAATCTTCGCATGAATGCCAAGAAACTGGAGCGTCAACAGACGACTATATAATGAGTAAGTTAGAAGACAATTTAAACAAAATCTTTGATCTTCCTGAAACTGAAGTACAAACAATTTCGGTCGTAGACATTGTTCCTGTAGAAGAACATGTTGAGAATGAGTTTGACAGCGACTTTGATTCTGCTCGAAAAAACATAAAGAATATTATGAATAAGGGCGAAGAAGCATTAGATGGTATATTATTTCTTGCGAAGACGAGCGAACATCCAAGATCATATGAGGTTGTTGGACAGATAATGAAGACTATGATAGATGCCAATAAAGACTTATTGAATCTTCATAAACAAAAGAAAGAGTTGCAGAATAAGAATGGTGATTCAAATACACTCCATCCTCAAAACGTAACAAACGCACTATTTGTTGGTAGTACAACAGATTTACAAAAATATATTAAGGAGAAGAGAAATGTGGAATGAACTATATGCGAAAGTTGTAATGTACGCAAAGAAGTTTTTAGATTTTTGCGCATACACTTCAACCAAAGAGCCAGTCAAGATTGAACCAACAATGAAAACTGCAGTTAAGAAAGCCGTAGTCAAAAAGCCAAGGACTAAGAAGCCCGTAAAGTAATATGAGCGAAGTTTATCTTGGCAACCCACAACTCAAGCGCACCAATGTACCTATTCAGTTCACACAGGAACAAATAGACGAATACATTAAATGTTCTGAGAGTCCGGAATATTTTGCTGAACATTATATAAAAATCGTCAACGTAGACCGAGGGCTCGTGCCCTTTGATATGTATGATTATCAGCGAGATATGATAAAAAAGTTTGATAAAAATAGATTCGTTATTACAAAAATGCCGCGACAGTCTGGTAAGTCCACCACTGTCACCGCCTTTATTCTTTGGCGTATATTATTTTATGATAATCAAAATGTTGCTATTCTGGCTAACAAAGGCAGATTGGCAATGGATCTGCTTGAAAAGATTAAACTCGCATATGAAAATCTTCCAAAGTGGCTTCAACAAGGCGTTGTTACATGGAATAAGGGCAACATTGAGATAGAGAATGGCAGTAAAGTCGTATCTGCTGCTACATCATCTTCTGCCATTCGCGGCGGATCTTATAATTTAATTTTCCTTGATGAATTTGCATTCGTGCCGAGAAATATAGCAGAAAACTTCTTTGCCTCTGTTTATCCTACAATCAGTTCAGGTCAATCAACACAGATTATCATCGTTTCTACTCCAAGTGGTATGAATCATTATTATAAGATGTGGATTGATGCCATTGAAAATAGAAGTTCATATGTACCAGTCGAAGTTCACTGGAGGCAGATTCCTGGTAGAGATGATGCTTGGCGAGATGAAACTATCCGAAATACATCCGAAGATCAATTTAGGCAAGAATTTGAGTGCGAATTCATTGGATCAAGTAATACTTTAATAAGCCCAATCAAACTTCGTGAACTTGCGTTTACAACTCCAAGTAAAGACAAGTGGGGATTAGATATATACGAAGAACCTCAAATAAATCATTCATATCTAATACCCGTAGATACTGCGCATGGAGTTGGGCAAGACTATTCTGTATTTCCGATTATTGATATATCGGTTATGCCATACAAAATGGTAGCAAAATATCGTGACAATACTATATCTCCCATGTTATTTCCAGAAATGATCGACAGATATGGGCGATGGTATAATAATGCATACGTTCTACCAGAAACAAATGATATTGGGCAGATGGTAGCAGAAGCACTTCATCAGGATTTAGAATATGAAAATATTATAACCAGTATTATGAAGGGTCGAGCGGGTCAACGCGCTAACTTTGGATTTGCGAGTCGGTCTAACTTTGGTGTTAGGATGACAAAGCAAGTCAAGCGGATTGGTTGTTCTAACTTTAAAGACTTGATTGAGGGTGATAAACTAATCATAAACGACTTCGAAACGATTGAGGAAATGTCCACATTTGTTGCTAGACTTCAATCATATGAAGCCGAAGATGGATATCATGACGATTTAGTAATGTGCCTTGTCATGTTTTCTTGGTTTATTCGCCAACCAGCATTTAAGCAACTTACTAGCATGGATGTTAGAAATAAACTTTCAGAAGAACGATATGGTGATATGATGGACGACCTAATGCCTGCTGGATTCATAGATGATGGTGTAGAAGAACCAGAAAGTATAGATAATATACGAACAGACACTGGATTCTGGAACAACAAGTTTTAGAGAACTGTCTTTTTATAAATAATCAAGAATAATAATTTCATTAAAAAAGGAGATTTACCATGCCGTTTCAAGTTTCTCCAGGTGTAAATGTATCGGAAATCGATCTTACGACTATTATTCCAGCCGTAAGCACGACTGAAGGTGGCATTGCTGCTCATTTGAGTTGGGGACCTGTACAGCAACGCGTTCTCGTAGACAGCGAAGATACACTCGTTAAGCAGTTTCGCGCACCAAACGCCAATACATCGAGCGATTTCTTTCCTGCTGCTAGTTTCCTAAGCTATGGCAATAAGTTGTATGTCGTTCGTGTTGTTCGCAGTTCAAATACTGGCACTCTTGCCACAGATTCGGTTGTAGCACGAAATGCTATCAGTAATGCTGCAAACACAAAGAATACCATCGTAAGAAACGCCGATCATTATGAACATTCTTTTGCCGCAGCAAGCGGTACAGGTTCAGCAATCACTGGCGTAGGTAACTGGATTGCGAAGTATCCTGGCGATGCGGGCAACTCTCTTCGAGTTTCTATCTGCCCATCAGCAAACGCATTTGAAAGCACACTTACACCAAGACTTCGATTCTCAAATAACTCAACTACAGTTACTTCACCAACCAATGGCGTTGGCGCAAACGCACTAACGTCTCTCATTAGAGTTGGCGATACTCTCCTTGCTGGCGCAGATAGAGTTCAAGTAAAAGTTGCTTCAGTTTCTTCAAATACACTTGTTCTTCAGTCAAAGTATGTTGGTAATACTTCACCAGCAGCAGGTCAGACATCAACGACTCGTCGCTGGGAGTTCTATAACAACTTTAACTCTGCTCCTGCTACATCGGATTATGTGTCTATTCAAGGTGGTTCAAGCGATGAAATGCATATCGTTGTTGTCGATGAAGACGGTCGTTGGACAGGAACTGGCAATACAGTCATTGAAACATTTAGTCAGGTGTCAAAAGCGTTTGACGCAAAGACAGCAGATGGCGCAGGCAACTTCTTCCGTAATGTAATCAATGACCAGTCACAATATATTTGGTTTGCTGCTCATCCATCTGGTATCACTAACATTGGTAAAAAGGCGGCAGGCATATCATTTGGTGCGGGCACACAATCACTACCAATCAACGATTCACTGACAAACGGTAAAGACGGCAATACTCCTCGTGACGCAGATTATATCAATGGGTATAATCTATTTGCTTCTGCAGAAGACGTAGACGTTTCTATGATTCTTGCTGGTGAAACAAATCAGACACGAGCGATTCATATCATCAACAATATCGTAGAGAAGCGTAAAGATTGTGTTGCTGTTATCTCACCTCGTCGAGCAGATGTCGTCAATAACTCAAACTATGTAAATAAAGAAGTTGACGATACAGTTACTTTCCGCAATCTTCTTCCATCGTCTTCATATGCGATTTTGGATAGCGGCTTCAAGTATATGTACGACAAGTATAATGATTTATATCGGTATGTCGCACTAAATGGTGATACTGCTGGTCTAATGGTTCGTACAGATAACGACCGTGATCCTTGGTTTTCTCCCGCAGGTTTCAATCGTGGTCAAGTTAAAAATGTAATCAAACTTGCATTTAATCCTGCTAAAGCCGCGCGTGATCAACTATACAAGAATGGTATTAATCCAGTCGTAACATTCCCAGGTCAGGGTACCGTACTGTTTGGTGATAAGACACTTCTTGTCAAGCCAAGCGCATTTGATCGTATTAACGTTCGTCGTCTTTTCATTGTTCTAGAAAAGGCTATTTCAACTGCTGCTAAGTTCTCACTATTTGAGTTCAATGATGAATTCACTCGCGCACAGTTCCGTAATATCGTTGAACCATTCCTTCGTGATGTTCAGGGTCGCCGTGGTATCTATGATTTTCGCGTAGTTTGTGATGACACCAATAATACTGGTGAAGTTATTGATCGCAACGAATTCATCGGTGATATCTATGTTAAACCTGCTCGCAGCATCAACTTTATTCAACTTAACTTTGTGGCAGTTCGCACGGGAGTTGAGTTTAGTGAAGTAGTTGGGCAATTTTAACGGCTAAATAGAAGAAAGGATTTAATAAAATGGCTTTTAACATTTCTGAATTTGCCGCTGCTGGTTTACCTCTAGGCGGTGCTCGTCCATCACTTTTCAGCGTAATCGTTGATACTCCAACAGGCGTACCTAATGTTGGCGCACGGTTTAACTTTACATGTAAGGCAGCACAGATTCCAGCAAGCACACTTGGTGTCATTCCGATTAAATATTTCGGACGTGATGTTAAGTTTGCTGGTAATCGTACCTTTGCTCCATGGACAGTGACAGTATTGAATGATGAAGATTTCGCAATTCGTCAAGCAATGGAAATTTGGAGCAATAATATTAATCGGCACGAAGCAAATATTCGTGATACCGCACTTGCTACAAACTCATCATACCGCACAACCGCTACAGTAACTCAGTATGGTAAGACTGGCATTCCAGTTCGTACATATGAGTTTGTCAATATATTCCCACAGGAAGTAGGAGCAATTGCTCTCAGTTGGGATGATGGCGAAACGATTGAACAGTTTGATGTTTCATTTGAATATGACTTCTGGCGCATTGTTGCTCCCACAACAACTGGTGTCATTGCAGTATAAAAGCAATAATAAAACGTTGATGTAAATTTGAAGGGGAGGAATAAACGCCTCCCCTTTTTTTAGTCATTGAATATATATAAATAGTATGAACTAATCAATAGGATTATTATGGCATGGCAATACAGTTATTTGGTTTCAAGCTAAGTAAAACAGAAGACTCAAAAAAAGACGCTTCCGACATTCCGTCTTTTGCTCCGCCACCAAATGAAGATGGTTCGTATGAAGTCGCACCGGGCGGTTCATATGGAACATTTGTTGATTTAGAAGGCACAGTTCGAACGGAGCTTGAGCTTGTCACGAGATATCGTGATCTTGCTTTACAGGCTGAAGTTGAATCTGCTGTAGATGATATTGTAAATGAAGCAATCATTCATGAAAAAAATGAACCTCTAGTTCAAATCAATCTCGATAATATTGAGATGCCAGATCGAGTCAAAGATAAGATTCGCGAAGAGTTTAAGACTGTTACTAGACTCCTAGATTTTCAAAACATGGGATATGATATCTTTAGACGTTGGTATATTGATGGGCGTATTTACTATCATATGATGATCAATGAAAAACGCCCTCGCGATGGTCTACAAGAACTTAGATACATTGATCCTAGACGTATTCGTAAAGTGCGCGAAGCAATGCGTAAAGATCCACAGGCAGCTTCACGCACTCTTCCTATTGTTCCTGCGTACAATGAATATTATCTCTATACCCCAGGCAATGTTGCTAATCCAATGGCAGCAGGCGCAAACCCTTCTACAATGAATATGGGAATAAAGATTTCTAAAGATTCTGTAGTATATGTAACATCTGGTCTTTTAGATGACCGCAATCGTATGGTTCTATCACATCTGCATAAAGCAATCAAGCCAATGAATCAGTTACGGATGCTTGAAGATGCTACCGTCATTTATCGTCTATCTCGTGCGCCCGAGAGACGTATTTTCTATATTGATGTCGGTAATCTTCCTAAAATGAAGGCCGAACAATATCTAAAAGATATGATGACAAAACATAAAAATAAACTTGTTTATGATGCCGCTACAGGTGAAGTTCGTGATGATCGTAAGTACATGACCATGTTAGAGGACTTCTGGCTACCTCGTCGTGAAGGTGGTCGTGGCACAGAAATCACTACGCTTCCTGCTGGTCAAAATCTTGGCGAAATGGATGACGTAGAATATTTTCGTCGCAAGGTTTATAAATCACTAAATGTGCCACAAACGCGCATTCAATCTGACGCATCATTTAATATAGGTCGGTCTGGTGAAATCACAAGAGACGAAATCAAGTTCTCTAAACTGATCGATAGACTTCGTAGTAGATTTACTCATTTATTTGATACAATTCTAGAAACTCAGCTTGTTCTTCGCGGTGTAATGAGTAAAGAGGAATGGAAACTAATAAAAGAAAACGTTCATTATGATTTTCTTCGTGACAACTATTATGCTGAACTTAAAGACCAAGAGATTGTTAATGCTCGATTAGGTATTCTTCAAAATATTGATATATATGTAGGTAAATATTTCTCACTTCAATATGTCCGTGAAAATGTATTACAAATGACTGAAGAGGATATCATCAAAATTGAGCAGGAAATAGCAGACGAAGAAGATATGAATGTTGCCGCACAACAAGATATGACACAAGACGGGCAACAATCACAATCTCAACAATCGCCAGCATTTCAGAAGAAAGCCCCTACTCCTAAGAAACCTTCTGCGGTAAGAGAACAAATAGAAATAAAAGAAAAAATCGATATCTCAGACGAAGAGAAAAAACTAATCGAAAGTATGACTCGATTTATGGATTCTATGGCAGGAGATTCTTCGCTTATTAAAGATTCAATGGACGATACTGAGGTTCTAGAAGATTATGAGGAATAATCTACATGCAACCAACGCTTGAGAATGCCAAACTTCTTGTAACACTATTAGCGGTAATAAAAAAAGAAAATAGTAACCTTAAGGATAAACTTCTTGAGGAACTATATTCTACGCTTCAGAAGGACATTCAAAATCAAACTGGTGTAAAATATCTCCAGGTCGAAGATATTGAGAACCCTATACCAGTTCAAGTTTTTCACGGTGAACGTGGGCTTCAGGGTGATCGTGGCCTAACGGGCCCGCGAGGCATTCAGGGTATTCAAGGTAAAACTGGCAAAACTGGCGATATTGGTCCTCGCGGCGTTCAGGGTGTTCGAGGTCTAACTGGAGAAAGAGGCGAATCTGGAGAAAGAGGCGAACAGGGGCTTCCCGGCAAAGATGGCAAAGATGCTGATATTAAGCCAGTCGAGGAGAGATTTCAGAAGTTATATGATGAGTTTATTTCACAGATATCATCACAGATTACGCGAATGGCATTGGCTCGCGGTAACTCTGGAGTTCAGGTTTCAGCAGGCAGTGGTGAAGTTCTTTTAAAGTTTTTAGACGATGTAGATTATCAATCCATATCTACCGCTCAAGATGAATATGTACTTACATATAATGCATCTACTAAAAAATGGGAAGCAAGAGAATCCACTGGCGGCGCCGGAGGCGATGTAGCAAACTCGTATCTTACTTCTACCTATGTTGCTAATACAAGATTTCAATCAGTACTTGCTAATACCAATGCCTTTATTGCGACTAAGGTAAATACAACCACCTTTAACTCAGCACTAGCTAACACCAATTCATTCATTAAATCTCAGTTAGCAAATACCAATGCCTTTATTGCGACTAAGGTAAATACCACTACATTCAACTCAGCACTAGCTAACACCAACTCATATATTGCTGCTAATGCGCTGATTGAACGCCAACATCTTGCCAACACTAACTCGTTTATTGCTGCTAATGCGCTGATTGAACGCCAACATCTTGCTAATACTAACTCATTCATTAAATCTCAGTTAGCTAACACAAATACTCGGATTGCTTCGGTCATTTCAAGCCCGTTTGTATTTACCACAAATGGTATCTATAGAACACTGACTGGTTATGTTGAAAATGGCACAACAAATACTGTTCGAGTTGCTGAGTTTTCATCAAGTCAACTTAGACTTACACTTGCGACATTTACGCCATCTATGACTGCTTCTGGTCTAAGTAGTTCTTCCTTAAACTGGGACGTAGCGGCGACAGGATTCTCTGTCAGTGTTGATAATCCATCAGATGTGTTGGATCAATATATCAGTAGTGTTTTAAGTATATCACAGACAGCAGGTTCAATCTATACAACTCTAGCAGGATATACGGCAGGTGCTAAATCTGCTGTTCCATCTGGTGGCATAGATTGGACACAATCGTTTACAGCAACGGGGTCATCTTTTATTCGACCAGTAAGTTCAAGTTCTACAGGCGGAACTGCAACAGGACTTGTTAGGTTTAATGTATTTTCTGGTAGTTCCGAATCTGAATATACAACATCTACGGCGTCATTTACTATCAATTGGGCTAACCCGACACATAGTATATCACTAACACCAATGTCTGGGCAAACATTCCTTTCAAGCTATTCTTCTACACCTTATAGCGTTTCTGGTACCGGTATTACTACTTCAGCAAATCGTGTATTTGCGGTAACTGCTTCTAATGGCACAGTGAGTAACGCAACTGGATCTGGTACATTTACATTTACTGCTCCAATCCATAAAACAAATAATGGCACTTCAAGAACAGTAACACTAAATACCACGCTTACTAGACCAATATCTGTGACTGGAACAAGTTATACGGCAACGCTTGGTCCAAACTCAGCATCACACAGCGCGACATTTACATATCCTTCGTTTTCAATATTCACTTCTTCTACATCTTCGCCGCCATCTAGAGCAGACATAGTATCTGGAACCACATTTGAGAGTACTGTAACCCAATACGGAGATCAGGTAAAAACTGTGAGTGGCAATATTACAAATAGTTCTGGTGTGCCTCAAGGATATTGGTTTGCTGTTAGGACTGCGGCAAGTCAGCCAACAACATTTAAAACTGGCGCATCAGTGAGTCTATTATCTGATGTGGCTACAACAACAAGTTCAGTTAATCTCGAACCTGATAGTCCATTATCTGGATATACGGCTGAAGCATATACACTGTATGGCATCACTCTACAAAACGGAACAACTTACGTGAGTATTTCGTAATGTCGGTTGATTATTCAGGCTTAACCCGAAATACATGGCCAGGAACTTGGAGTCCAAACTCCACTCATCCTATTGTCCTTGATACAGAAATCCGTGGTACACTTCAAAGCATAAGTGGCTCTAGTGGTGATAGATTAACTGACATTAGTGGCGCAAGAATAACTGAAGGTATGCTAGTCTATATTAAGACTGGCTACACGGCTGGTGGATATACTAGAACGAGTGGTAACTATTATAAGTACACTCTTGGTGTAGGACAAGTTCGCGATCCAAATACCGGCGCAATGCCCAATGCCGAAACGAACTGGGAAGTATTTACTGTATCGAGTGGCGGCAACGTAGCAAACTCGTATCTTACTTCTACCTATGTTGCTAATACAAGATTTCAATCAGTACTTGCTAATACCAATGCCTTTATTGCGACTAAGGTAAATAC